AATATGGTACAAACTTGTAATCTGATACAGGATACCTATCAACATCAAACTGAATCTTACGCCACATTGATTTATTAATCATTGGAATAAGGAATGTGTTTTGGAAATTCATTAAAGTACGCTTCTGTCTCTTGATTGAAGCAGACTGTGCCATAGACATACCTGAGCTTGTTGCTCTTTCAGCATTTCCTACATCAGCAGAGCCAGTACCCATCTGAATCATGTTTTGAAGTGAGGCAACCTGAGTAAACGTGCTTTGGTCTGTGGTTCCCATATCTAAAGGCATAATAGCCTCACGTGGATTACCATTAGTTAGTATAGTTTTACCAGGTCTAACCTCAAACTTAACACCACGGGGCAATCGGGTAGCATCTGCCGCCATCATAGGTGTAGTTGTTAATGCTAACGAGTCAATCCTTGCTCTCATTTCAGCATCTAATGCTTTTTGTGGGTTGTATCCTTTCTCACAGACACCTCTACCCCAGAATTTATTAGGAACAATGTCATGTTGATAACTAATGAATGGTCTATCAATCATCATAAAGGCATTTTCCTCTGCCCTTAGGATATATTCATCATTAACTAAGGTAACAACAGCTTCTACAAGCTCATCCTTCTTAGTGTATTCAAAATCATCCTTATCTGTCTTAGCTTTTAAGAACCTTTTAGGAACTAAGCCCCAGTATTCCGTAATCTTAACTGAATCTGACTCATCTGCCATTTTAGTTTCAGGGTCGAAGCCGAAACGGATAGTATCATAGTCTCCATCTAAAGGAACATCACGATAAATACCAGACTTAATACCTTCAATAATATGGTATCTAGGTTTGATAACCTCATGTGCAACACCCAGTGCTTCGTTAATAGAATTAGCAGAAGGGTCAATTAAAAACTCTTTAGGAGAGATAGGTTCTAGTTTAACATCAATAGAAGGTCTTTCAGTTAGTTGCCTAGTGGTAGTCATAGTACCTTCGACAGGTTGTTCTACAGGACTACGTTCAATATTCTGCTCAATTACAATCTTACCGATACCAGTACCATAAATAGCACCATTTAAGAATATCTCACATACAGCGTCTTTAACACCAGTCTTTTCTAGGTCTTCTTGTAGTAAGTTACGGACATATTCAGCATCAGTCTTATCTTGGTCTAACATATCGTCTTGAATGTCGAACCACTTGCCACGACCAAAGGTTGCTTCTTCTAATTCTGCAACTGATGACTCTACTGCCTGTTGTAGGGCAGGTGATATGATTCTTGATTTCTCGGATGTTCTAAGTCGGTCGGATTGTAACCAAATACCACGCCATAAACGGTAATATTCATCCCATTGGGTAACATAGTTAACATCTCTATGTGTTCTCCACCCTTCTAACCTATAAGTAAGCCATGAAGCGAGAGCTTGATATTGATTTTCCTTACCTTCAAACATAAACTATTGATTTCTATAGGAATTTAGGCACAATATATCATAAAGTAAATAGAAATATCAACTAATTTCATTAATAACCTGAAATAACATCCTCAGGTTCCCATTCTTCTTCTAGTTGAATTGAGTGTGCGAAGTCTGCAATACTTACTTGGTCTATATAGGACAAGGCATCTAGCAAATCATCATGTGATAAACGTGAAGGGAAGTCAAGCATCTGTGAAATGAAGAATCTCCAGTCTTTATCCTCATTAAATGTGATTTGTTGGTGTTCCATTCGACCTTGAAGGGACCAAGTTATCCTTTCAGACTTCTTTTTACCCCCGTGGCGTAGCTCATCTATATGTATAAACCGATTAGTGGTCCGCATCTCATCTTCTAGGTAAGGAAGTATAGCGTTCTTAAGAGAACCAGTCTCAATACCCACAGTAGTAGACTCATTAACAGCCGCAGCCTTTAATATCTTACTAGCGGTCTCTTTAATAGACCACCTTCCGTGCATAATGTCTTTAACCCACCACTTATCTCTGTTTACCTTAACAATAGCAATAGCAGTCTCGTCTAACTTAGAAGACTTAAGTCCCCTTTCCTTCTCAGAAGCCTCAAAGCCAGCTGGGTCCACAGCTATTACATAGTTACCTTCATCAGGTTCAGTTCCCTGTAAGAACCATTCTTCTTTAAAGATACCACCAGAGAAGGTTTCAAACGATGCCTCGAACTCTTGTCTAAAAGCCATAGAAGACATCGTATTTCTTGCAGACTCTATCTCATCTTCAGGTATATAGGGGTTATCAGTAGAGTTAAATGAGAAGGCTTCCCAGTCTTCATCTTCCTTAGCATCTATATATAGGTCATAGAAGTGATTCTTACCAGCAGGTGTACCAATAAACATAGCACCACCTCTTACGTCAGCTAATGTAGGTCTAATAATCATCTCCCACACATCAGGTCTCATTGAGGCGTACTCATCCATAACGACATAAGCAAGACCAACACCACGTAATGTATCAGGTCTATCAGAACCTTTTAAGTAGATTCTTCTACCATTTGTTAGTGTTATTCTAGCAGTATTCTCATACGTGTCTTGAATAAGGTCTCCCCCGAGTTCCTTAAGCATATTCCACATAATGTCTTTAGATTGTTGGAAGGTAGGACCGATATAGAAGACATCCTTAGAGTCAGACTCTAATGCCTTAAGAAGTAGAATCCAAGCAGCTAAACGACTCTTACCGAATCTTCTGCCTGCGGCAATGACCTTAAATCTAGCCTTTGATTGGAATATCTCTAACTGAGCTGGATGTAACTCAACATTAAGAGTCCCCATCTAAGACCTCAGGAGAGGATTCATCCTCGACTATTGTAGCTATAACCTCATCATCACCTTTAGTCTTTAATCTCTTAGGTTTATTAACCTTAGCCATCTCTTCTATCTGTTCAGTCGTGCCAACATTAATAGTCAACCCACCTTCACTCTTAGTATGTTTAATCTCAATAGCTTTCTGAGCAGGGACAATCCTATCCATACACATCTTTAAACAATGAACATCACCTTTAAGAGCCTTAGCAATGACCACCTCAACAATCTCTTCACCTCTAGAGCTTAAGAGTTCTCTAGCAAGTTGAGTGTATTTATTAACAGAACCTTTAGGTCTTCCATTAGGGTTAGGGATTTGACCTTTCTTAAAAAGGTGAGGCATAGTCTTTCTTTTATCAACCATTTAGTTATCCTTATATAGGGCTAAAGTTTAAACATCAATCGAACCACCTAAGTATCTTAAGTAGCTCTTCTTAAGTTACTTAAGTAACTTAAGCCGTAGGCTGGCTCAGAGGTGAAGACCGCTAGGTCTTTAACTCGGAGTCATAGAACTTAAGTTCTACTCGGATTTAGGTGTCTCTGTCTTGGATTTCGGTGTAGTGGACTACTTAGAAGACCTTTGATAAACATAAAGGTTTATAAAGGATAATCTAATAGTTACTTCTCAGAAGGTAATGACGGTTCTCCCTAGAACCCGAGTTTACTTAAGTAGGAACTTAGGTTCGATTGTAGCTGATAAACAGACTAAAGTAAAGCCGAAACCTGCTTTTCTTACTAAATTAGTCCTTATTAATCCCACGAAGTTAGTTATCCACAAAGTTATCCACAATTACTTAATTAAATCTATTATTAATTGAATAACCCCAACCCCTCTCCAATCTAATTATGAACTCAGCTCTCATCTAATTATGAACTCAGCTCTCATCTAATTATGATAGTTTATATTATAGTATGGACTCACCTCACGGGTCCCCCTGTATGCCTTGGTACGACTGACGTAGAACAGTAGTGTTCTGTAGTAATCGTAGTGTCCTTAAGTGTGTAAGGTAGTGATAGACAGTCAAAGACACATCAAGAGCAACAGCAGTTAAGATTAAATTAACTAAAGTATTCTTCCTTTTGCATCTTACCTCAGTTACCTTAGTACCTTGTTAACTAACTACTTAGGATTGCTTATGTTATCAAGCTACTAAGGTAACTGAGGTAAGGTTCCAGAATACTTTAGTTAATTTAATCTTAACCATAAAGAGCAAGAGCGATGCAAAGGTAACTGTTGCTCTATATCGATTACATCGTTGCATCGTTCAGTCAACAACGACAATGACAACTCTTACCGTTGAAACAATACTTACAAAACACTAATAGGGTGTTTAACTTATTAAGACATAACCCTAACGTCTGATAGTATCAAATACCCAGCTCTCCTTTCCTTTAAGTCATTGATTCTAGTTGTTTCCTTAAGCTTGACTACCCGCTAGTCGCTAAGGACTTCACACAACAACTAAATTCACTTACATACTATCAATATAACGCTAACTATAACTACTCAAAGCGTTCCACTAACGACACATTCCCGTACCTGTAGTAGATAGTTACCTATAAAAAGAAGTAAAGTAAAACTTATGTTCGCTTAAGGTCTTGTGTGTTGATACATAACCTTAACCATTAGACTAATGAACACGTAATACATCTATCAAACATAACTTTTCCTTGACTACTTTTCACTACGTAGGAAACACATCCCGAACTACGTACTTGTCCTCGACTGTCCTACTTGTATTGAGGGTTTGGGGAGTGAAGTTGTTGCATTCGGCAATGATTGTGTTTAAGAATAGGAGAAACACTATGAGTAACGAAATGATAGTTTTAAATATATTAGTTAATAATATAAGAAAAGAAAAGATAGAGGAGTTATCTGATTTTGATATGTTTGAAATTCAGATGTACTTTGATGTTCCTTTAAGACAGATAGCCGACTTCGATGAAGATGAAGGTAATATCTTGGAGGGAATGTCTTGGTAGCAATTAAGATGTCGTTAGTAGTTAGACTTGAAACAACTACTACTTTTAATAATAATATGGAGTAAGAAAATGAAAAACAATAAAGATATGTTAGTGCTAGAATTTAACT